TAGTTCCCCCACAATTACAGGAACATGCACATTTAGTGTCACTGGTGTTCAAGGTGTTTCTGGTCTAGGTGATGAGGCAACTACACCTCAATCAAAAGCGTTTGTAACGCAATCAGCCTTAACTGGATCCGTAGGTAATACCACAGAAACTGGTACATCTTTACTTTCAGTCACTGGTGTCTCTGCTTCTACATTAATAAGTGGATATTCTGCTACAACAATAACATACACTGTAACTGTAGTAGGTGGTAATCCATCTAATCATCCTTACTATAATGTGGGGTCTACAAACAAATTTGCTATAGACGGATCAACAGCTACGGCAGATGTTACTTTAGATTTATTTGAGGGTAATACTTACAGATTCGATCAAAGTGATAGTAGTAATGCTGGTCATCCATTGAGATTTAGTACAACTGCAAACGGAACTCATGGTGGTGGAAGTGAATACACGACTGGAGTAACAACTAGCGGAACACCTGGAAGTGCTGGAGCTTACACAGAAATAACTGTGGCAACAGATGCTCCAACATTATATTATTATTGTTCTAATCATTCAGCGATGGGTTGGACAGCGAATACTCCTATTGTTTATAAGGTAGCAACAACAACTGGAGCACCAGTTACAACAGTTGTTGGAACAACAGCATTAGGCGATGAAACTGTTACTGGTAGTGCAGATATTGCAGTAACACTAGCTGGTTTATCAATTTCAGCAGGAACTCTTGCAATAACAGCAGGTTCTGTGTTATCTTTAACTGGAGTTAGTGGCACTGGTGCAACTGGTGAGGAGCAAGTTTATAGTTTAATTGAACCCACGCAAGTGGCGAACTGGGTAGAAAAGGCGGCATAAATGGCAACATATGTAAATAATCTTAGATTAAAAGAGATAGCCACAGGTGACGAATCTGGAACTTGGGGTACATCCACGAACACAAATTTAGAATTAATTGGTGAGGCATTAGGTTTTGGAACAGAAGCCATAACAACAAATGCAGACACACATACAACCACGATAGCAGATGGATCATCAGATGCTGGAAGAGCATTGTTCTTAAAATACACTGGAACATTAGACTCTGCTTGTACAATTACTATCGGCCCGAACACAATGAAAAGAGTGCATATTATTGAAAATGCGACAAGTGGCTCACAGAATATAATAATATCACAAGGCTCTGGTGCTAATATAACCATAGGACCTGGAGACACAAAGGTTGTTTATCTTGATGGTGCAGGTTCTGGTGCAGCCGTTGTGGATGCCTTTGTAGATTTAGATTTATCTGGTGGTTCTGTAAATGTTAGCACAGTAAAAACAAACTCTGGTGATATGACATTTGATTCTGCTGGAGACATTATACTTGATGCAGATGGTGCAGACGTAATATTCAAAGATGGTGGAACAGCTATTGCACACTTAACAAACTCAAGCAGTGATTTTGTTATAGAAACAAAAGTGCAAGATAAAGATTTTATAGTTAAAGGTGATGATGGTGGCTCTGGAATAACAGCATTGACCATAGATATGTCAAGTGCTGGAGCTGCAACATTTAACAATGATGTAACTGCTTTCTCTGATAAAAGACTTAAGACAGATATAAGTCCTATAGAAAATGCTTTAGAAAAAGTTATGCAGATGCAAGGTGTTTACTACAAAAGAAATGATGTAGAAAATGCTCGTACTCAAGTTGGTGTATTAGCACAAGACATGGAGGGTATTGTGCCAGAGGTTGTGTTGACAGCAGATGATGAGATGCAAACAAAATCTGTAGACTATGGTAAATTAACAGCAGTTTTAATGGAAGCAGTCAAACAACTTAGCAACGAAGTAACACATCTAAAACAACAAATTCTTAACGGAGGTTAATCAGTGGCAATACCAAGTTCTGGACAATCTTTAGCGTTTTCTGCACTAAGAACTGAATTTGTAGGTGGTTCTAGTGCAATCAGTCTTAGTGATCTGTATAGAGGTGGTTCTAACATAAGAAAAAAAGCTGGTAATAATCCTGCTACAAATCTCGCCGCTTCTGTTGCAACATCTGGTGCTATTGATGTAAGTGATTACTATGATCAAGCTAAAGGGTTTAGTTTTACATATGCAACTGGTTCTATTACAGAGTCAAATTTAAGTGCTCAGTTTGGTGATGACTATGCTGTAGATTATCCCAAAGTTGTAACTATACCAGCTAATACTACCCTTGGTGCAGACGATACTGCCGAGTATGGCTTAGAGATTGACTCTGGTGCTTCTGGTCCAATAACTATTACTAATAATGGAACTATTATTGGTGCTGGAGGAGCAGGAGGTTCTGCTGGAAGTGCTAATAGTGGTGGTGGTTCTGCTGGATCTGCTGGTGGTGACGCTATGAAAGTCGCTAGTGCTTGTACTTTTGTTAATAACGGAAGTATCTTAGCTGGTGGTGGCGGTGCTGGTGGCGGAGGCGGAGGCGGAAAAGGTGGCAACCTTCAACAGCAGCAACAACAACAGACTACAGGACAACAAGGTCCTCATAACGCTATACCTTATCCAACTTATCGATGGTCTATTCCTGCTTTATATAATAACCAAACCTCACCTAAAGGTGCTAGTATTCGATGGAATAACTCATTTATAGTAAATCAAACATCTCCGAGTGGTCCTATTACTCATAGCACTACTTCTTACAGTTCAGGGCAATATACATATTACAGAGGTTCGTATAGATTTTTAGAATATAGTTTTTCTGAAGAATCACCTAGTACACAAACATATCATTACGACATAAGAAGAACTTTTCCTCAACAACAACAATCACAAAACCAAGTAGGTGGACATAACGGTGGTGCTGGAGGAGCAGGTGGTTTAGGTAGAGGTTTCCAGAATCAACCTGGAGGAGACTCTGGTGCTGGTGGTTCTTCTGGTTCAACTGGCTCTGCTGGAAACGGTGGTGCTGGAGGATCAGGTGGTACTGGAGGTGGCTATGGTTCAGCTGGTGCAAGTGGGAGCAATGGATCAAACGGAACAAACTCAACAACTAGTGGTGCAAGTGGAGGATCAGGAGGAGCAGGAGGAGCAGCTGGATTAGCAGTTGAAAGAGCTTCACCAATAAGTTTTACTTTTACAAATAATGGAACGGTAGCAGGAACAGTACAGAGTTAAGGAGTACATAATGGCAACATACGCATGGACAATAAATAGATTGTATACCAAAGATATTACTGAAAGTGGTACAACATATTCAGATGTAATACTTAGAGTTGAAGCAACACTTACTGGAACTAGTGAAACAGTAGGTAGCATAACAGCTTCAGGTGGTTTTGACTTAGATATGAATGTTACTGGTTTATCAAATGGCTTTGTAGCGTATGGATCTGTCACAGAGGCAAATGTAAAAACATGGGTAGAAAACAGAGTTGGTTCTTCTACGATAGCAGATATAAAAGAACGGATTGAAGGTGAACTTGAGTTTCAAGAAAGAGTTAACGGTGGAGTTCCAAAACAAGATTCAGAAGGAAATGCAACTTTTCCTTGGTAAGATTTTTCTTGAATTATCTTATTAGATCGCATAATCTCTCATTATGAATAAAAAAATAAATTGTCTAACAGACTCTCAAGTTGAGTTAATTTTAAATCACATTAATTATGTGATCGATCATAAATTTGTTACTAGAAATCCAAACGAAGGTGAGATGTTTTCTGACACTTGTCAAATGTACGGTGATCCTCCGATAGAAAATATATTACATTACATTAAACCAAAAGTTCAAGAGGCGTATGGTAAAGAATTAGTACCTACATATTCATTTTGGAGAAGATATTTTAAAGGTCAAGACTGCCCACCTCACAAAGACAGACCTTCATGTGAAGTAAGTATTACTTTAAACTTAGGTGGTGATGGTGGAAATGACTGGGCAATCTATGTAGACGATAAAAAATTTGAATTAGAAGTTGGTCAAGCTGTACTTTATAAAGGATGTGATCAAGAACATTGGAGACACGAACTTGACTATAATTATCACACACAACTTTTTCTACACTTTATAGAAAAAAACGGTAAATTCTATCCAGAATATGCCTATGATCGAAGACCCAATTTATACTACACACAATAAACGAGTAGAAAATGAACTACCCTACTTTGCAAGTAACTGATTTTTTAAATAATCCAAAGTATGTGTCTGATTTAGCTATGTCATTAGATTATACAGAAAAAGAACCTAAATATCCTGGGACTAGAACTAAAGCATTACATCAAATAGATAAAGATTTATTTGAAAATATTAATGGTAAACTCATCAGACTTTTATATCCAGACTATAATGTTTTTAGAAACGTATCATGGACAGGCACAGGACACTTTCAAAAAATAACATATGATGATGTAGAGTTTCATATTTTAAACAAAGAAAATTCTGGAAAGGGTTGGATACATCAAGACAATACTTCAAAATATACAGTTATATTATATCTTTCAAAAGAAGAAGGTTCTGGAACAGCAATATATTCTAGAAAAGATGGTTTTCATTTAACAGATTTTAAAAACGAAGATCAAGAATATAGAGAGAAAATTAAGTACAGTAACAATATTAAAACAAAAGATTTAAAACTTGATGAGTTTAGTAAGTGCTTTAATGACCATAAAAATAAATTTCAAACAGAATGTGTTTTCAATTCTTCATATAATAAGATGATAGCATTTGATGGTGCTACTCCTCATGGTGCAATTTATAATTTAAAACCTGGAGAAGAAAGAATAACATACATAAGTTTTTTCTATGAAATTTCAGCACCCTATAGCCACATAGCAGAGATGAGGAGAATATGAGAAGAAACATAATAGTAGCTAAAAAAGCCTTAAGTGCTGATTTGTGTAATACAATCATAGAAAGAGCAAAACCTAATTTTGAAAAAGCATACACTGGAATTGGTGATAAAATTAATTCTATAAGACAAAGTCAAGTGAGTTGGTTGACTGGTTCAATAAAACACTTAGATATATATACGCCAGTATGTCAGTTAATACACAAAGTAAACTCAGATTTTTATCATTTTGACTTAAGTGATCCCGAACCTTTTCAAATCACTAAATATGATGAAAGCAATCAAGGCTTTTATAAACCTCATGAAGACGGTGTTTACGATATGGTTCCTCAAGGTCAATCAGTTAGAAAACTATCTGTTTCTATACAATTAACTTCACCAGAACATTATGAAGGTGGTACTTTTCAGTTTCCAGATGATGAGGATAAATTCAATGTAGAAGATTCAATGGAACAAGGCACTGCTATATTCTTTCCTTCTTACATGAAGCATGGTGTTGTTCCAGTAACAAAAGGCACTAGATATAGTTTAGTTTGTTGGGTGCATGGTCCAAACTTTCAATAGGAGAAAAAATGTATTATGTAGTTTATGACAATTTTCTTAATCCAGAAGAATTTGGAATTATTAAACGATATTTAGGTCCAGGGGGTGGATTTCCTTGGTTATTGTCAGCAAGAATAAACACTCATGATACTAGTAATGATGCTATGTATTTTGCTACTCTTGTTCATCATAGTTATCATGATGGTTGGATTGGCGGAATTGAGAGAAGTCCTTTTGAATTAATTACATCAAAAATACATATGGAAGCAATTTACAGAATTAAATCTAACCTTTATTTTCCTAGTAAAACTGGAAAAGTAGAACATCACGCTCCTCATTGTGATTCTGATTTTAAACATCAAGGAGCTTTATTCTATTTAACAACATGTGATGCACCAACAACGATGGCAGACGGAACACAAATACAAGCTATTGAAAATAGATTATTATTGTTTGATGCTGCAACAATGCACTCTAGTTCATCACCCACAAATGTTCCATTTAGGATTACTATTAATTTTAATTATTTTGGTGCTGGTCTTAAAAAATCAATCATAGATGATATGTTAAATCCAATACCCATTGTAAGTTGTAATCCAGAAAAACTTGGTGATTTTTTTATTAAAAAATGAACAATAACATTATAAATTTTCCTTTGTTTAAATATTTTAATTCTTTTTTAGATTCTAAATACTATGAAGAACTAGAAAAACATGTGTATTCAAATGAGGTTAGTTGGCACTGGTCAAAATATACTCTTCATAAAAAATTTTATAATGTAAATAATGTTAAGGCAGAAGATGATAGTTTTCTATTTGGTAGATTAATTTTCCACGAAGAAGGAGACTTAGAAATAGATGAGATATGGAAACCTTTGATAGAATCTATTGAAAACCAATTCAAATCTAAGCTACACAGATTCAAGCTAAATTTATATACTAATCAAAACACTAAGATTATTACAACAAGTCATCATGATATTTGCTTACCTACTATAAATAAAGAGCCTGATCCAAAATATGAAATAATTATATTAAATTTTACAGATTGTAATGGAGGTACTAAAATAGGTAACTTAGAAGTAGCCTCACGAAGAAATGGTGCTGTTCATTTTGAAAACATTCATAAACATAGTGGCATTGTACAAACTGATGTTGATAGAAGAATTTGTGCAAATATTGTAATTTATCCAAAAGAGTAGTATCATGATGCTATGCCTATTACATCTTTAAAATTTAGACCCGGTATTAACAAAGAAACAACCTCTTATACTAATAAAGGTGGTTGGAATGATTGCGATAAAGTTCGTTTTCGTTTTGGTTATCCAGAAAAGTTAGGTGGTTGGGAAAAGTATGCAACTTCAACTTTTTTGGGTGTTGCTAGATCATTGCACGCTTGGGCTAATCTACAAGGAAATAAATATCTAGGTTTAGGCACACAAATTAAATTTTATATTGAAGAATCTCAAGGATATAACGATATAACTCCAATACGCAGAAAAGTTGTGAATGGAGAGGTGGTATTCGACATTAGTGGTAACACCATTGCTTTTGCTGTTTCAGGAACAGTAGGCACTACAGGTCTTGGAGATGAGGTGATTAACGCACAAGCAAATGATACTCTTGCACCCGCATTTGTTACTGGTGTAAGTAGCACTGGTCAAATTGGCACTACAAGCTTTAACTTAGAAAATCCTGCAATGGCAACCTCTGTTGGAGATGTAACGATTGTAACATTTAGCAATAATGTAACTGTTACAGATTTTAGGAATGAATCATAATGGCGATTACATTTACAACATCAAGTTCAAGTTCTACGGTTACTGTTAATGACGGTTCTCACGGAGCCTTAGTAGGTGATTTTGTAACTTTAAGTAATTCAAGTACAGGTAACTCAACTCTTAATACACAACTAAATAAAGAGCACGAGATTATTACCGTTCCAACCTCTGGCACTTACACGATTACACTTAGCACTGACGCAGCTGCTACAATATCTAGTGCTGGCTCGGCAGATGCTGAATATCAATTAAACGTAGGTATAAACACAGTTGTGCCCGGTGATGGTTTTGGTGCTGGTACTTGGGGAGCCGATGGATGGGGTGATCCTTCTACTGAAACAGCTGGAGGGGGAACACTAAGGTTGTGGTCACAGGATAATTTTGGTGAAGATTTAATAATAAATCAAAGAGACGGTGGTGTTTTTTATTGGGACAAAAGTTTAGGAACCAGTGTAAGGGCAAAAAATTTAATTGAATTATCTGATGCAGCTCCAACAAAATCGCGTAAAGTAATTGTTTCAGAAAGAGATCGTCATGTGATTTGTTTTGGCACTAATGCTTTAGGAGAAACCGAACAAGATAGATTACTGATTAGGTTTAGCACTCAAGAAAACCCTTTTCAATGGATACCAAGTCCTATAAACACTGCGGGTGATCTTAGGATTGGTTCAGGTTCTGAAATTATAACAGCCGTCAAAACAAGAAGAGAAATAGTTGTTTTAACCGACACATCTGTTCATAGTATGCAGTTTATTGGTCCGCCTTTTACTTTTGGTATTACACAACTTGCAAGCTCTACCACGGTTCGTGGCTTCAACAGTGCCGTTGCAGTTGGTGATGCTGTTTTATGGATGGGTTATGATAGATTTTACGTTTATGACGGTCGTGTTCAAGTTTTACCTTGCACAGTAAGGGATCATGTTTTTGGAGATTTTAACGAGAATCAATCTGAAAAAGTATATGCTGGCGTCAATTCATCTTTTGGAGAAGTCTTTTGGTTTTATCCATCTCAATCTAACTCTCTTACCAATGGTGGTAACGGAGAAAATGATAAATATGTAGTCTACAACTACGATCAAAAAATTTGGTATGTTGGCAATCTTGCAAGAAGTTCTTGGATAGATAGAGGTGTTTATCAATATCCTTTAGCAACAGATTCTAATCTTGTGTATAACCATGAAAAAGGTAATGATAATGATGGCACAGCTTTTACATCTTTTATTGAATCAAGTCCTTTAGATGTTCAAGATGGCGATCAGTTTGTATTTTTAAGAAGAATGTTACCAGATATTAGTTTTGATAACAGTGATACTGATATAGCTGCAAGTGATAAACAAGCTGTTTTTGCACTAAAAGCACAAAGATCACCAAACGGTGGTTTTGTTAAAACGTCTACAAATACAGTTACACCAACAACAGAACTTAATCATTTAAGACTTAGGGGTCGTTCTTTTGGTTTAAGGGTGGAAAGCACTACACAAAAAGTAAACTGGAGACTGGGCACCCCTAGGGTAGACATAAGAGCGGATGGAGATAGATGAGTAGACAACTTGTACCACCAAATTTTCCTTTAGCCCCTGATGAGTATGACCAACAATATTTTAATGAAATGGTTAGAAGTTTAAGTCAATTAGTTACACAATTACAAAATCCGGGTGAGTTAAGGGGCACTAAGATTACTCTTACACAATTGCCTACTAGTGATTCAGGACTTGAAGTTGGGGCTTTATTTAATGATAATGGAACTGTTAAAGTAAAGACATAGACGTATAAACAAAAATAAGGTAGGATGTGCGTATGGACCAAGCACTTAAACAAGAAAACATACCATCAGGTGGTATAGCTGACTTCATCTACACAGACGAAGAGATAAAACTTCTTGAAGATAAGGAGCTACAAGATCTTTACGGTCAGAACGGAATAGCTCAGTTTAAGACTATTGGTAAAGAAATGGCTAATTTTGGTCGTTATGGTGATGATACCATAGCTCATGTGGAAACAGGCGAGCTAATCGTTCCACGAGCCTTGATAGAGAACAACCCAAAACTAAAAGAAAGTATATTTGGTCACTTGCGTGAGCTTGGCGTAGAAGATCCGGAAAGATATGTGGTTGGTACAAGCAAAAATAGTTTAAACCCAGAGACAGGATTACCAGAGTTTTTTCTAAAAAAGTTATTTAAAGGAGCTAAGAAGGCTGTTAGTTCTGTTGCAAAAGGTGTCAGCAGTGCATTAAAAGGTGTAGGTAAGGCGCTTAAAAAAGTGGCTCCAATTGTAGTTCCCATAGCGTTAAATTATTTTCTACCGGGGCTTGGGCAAATCTACTCAGGTGCATTAGGAGCGGGTATTACCTCACTATTGCAGGGCGGCAGTGTAAAAGATGCTTTTAAATCAGCTTTACTTGGGGGTGCTACAGGCGCTATATCTGCGGGCTTTTCTGGACCTAGGTCAGGACTAGATGGTTTTGGCAAAAACATAATGTCTGATGTAAATTATGGAACACAGAATATAAAAAATGCTTTTACACAGGGTAGCTTTAAACCATTAACAGACAGCAGTTTGACTAGTGTTCGTGATTTATTCAGTGAAGATACAGCCATAAAAAGTGACACTACTTTGTATGACGGCACTAAACCCGAAAGTATGATTCCAGAGGGTAGAAACCTTAGTGCTAAGAGCACTGAGAGTATAGGTACCAAGGTTCCTATGGGAACAGACCCTTATGTAGCCAGAGGACTTAGTCCAGAGGGGGTAAAACCCTTAATTACAGATGCGGGTATAGCCGGGGATTTATATTCCACTAAATTGGGCGGAGCAGATTTAAAAGACTTTGGTTTTCAAACAGACAACTTTTATGGTAAGGGTAATCTTGAGCTTAATCTTCCGAGATCTGATATTCCGGGTTTCACGCAACAATTAAGGGGTGGAGACCCAACTTTTGGTTTTCAAACCACTAATGTACCACCAAAACCCCAAACTTTTTTTGACAGAACAAAAGATTTTATGTTTGGTAAAGACGCTAGTCGATCAGAAATTTTAACAAAAGCTGGTGAGTTACAAACAGAAGCAGCTGCTAAAAACCTTACTCTAAGTGGCAAACAAGCAATAGAACTGGCAGAAAAAGAGTTAGCTCCTAGCTTTTTAGAAAAATACGGACCGTCTACGGCTCTAGGTATTGCAGCATTATCAGGTTCAGGTGCTTTTGACGTACCTGAGCAGGAAAGAATAGATGATATAGAATCAGGTTATGACGTATTTCAAAGAGATCGTGACAAATATCTTGTAGGTGGAATACCATCGTCGGGTTCATCTACAAACATGGTAGCTCAATCAAGATTTCCTTTTGACTACACACCTTATACTTTACCCGGTTTTCCAATACAAAGAGTAGCTGAAGGTGGCGAAATTTTTCCAAGACGTAATGGTGGTATAAGCCCAAGAGAAGGCACACCGGGCAAAGATAGTGTACGAGCTATGTTGATGCCGGGTGAGTTTGTTATGACAACAGATGCCGTTAAAGGTTTAGGAGATGGTAACTTAGACAAAGGCATCAAAAACATGTATAGTGTGATGAGTAAACTAGAAAAGCGTGGAAAGGCGATGGCATAATGGCAGTAGAAGAAACCATACAAACCGTTAGAGAAACGCCCGAAATAGAAGCGTATCGTATTGGTTTATTAGAGTCAGCAAAAACTTTAGCTGACCAAGGTATTGAGCTACCCCCTCAGTTAGTAGCTGAGATGACAGGGCTACAAAGAGCCGCGGCAGAGCAACAGATGGCTGGACTAGGTTCTTTTTTACCATTTTTACAACAAGCTGGTCAGACTTTATCTGGAGCTGGACAGATGTTTGGAGGTGTTGAAGATGCCTTGCGAGCTGGTGCCGGTCCTGTTACAGATGAAATGCTGCAAAGGTATATGAACCCTTATCAAGACGCAGTTAATAAAGAAATTAACAGAGCTTTTGATATACAACAAAGAAATGCAGCCGCGAATGCCGTAGGACAGGGCGCTTTTGGTGGCTCACGAGCCTTTTTAGGTGATCTTGAAATAGGACGTAACAGAGCAGATGCTTTAGCTAGATCGCAAGCACAAAATTTTATGCAGGCACAACAAGCTGCTGAAAGAGAATTAGCCAGACAAACACAACTTGGTCAGGGTATTGCAGGGTTAGCTGGAGAGATGGGACAACTTGGATTAAGACAAGCTGCCCTTGGTGAAACAGGGCAAGCCTTGCAACAAAGAGACATTGATGCAGCTTTTAGAACAGGTTCTTTATTACAAGCACAAGATCAAGCAAGATTAGATGCACAAAGACAAAGTAATTTAAATCAATTGTATGAACCTTATCAAAGACTTGGATTTTTATCTGATATATATAGTAAGACTCCAACTTCTCAATCAACTATTACACAGGCAAGCACACCTAATGTATCACCGTTTCAGCAATATTTAGGCCTCGGTATTGCAGGATTATCAGCGGCAGCAGGGGCGCAGAAAGCAGGGTTATTCGGATGATGAACAGAGCTTTATTACAAAGGCAGATGTTTGCCAATGGCGGAGCAGCTGTGCCTAATCAGTTCAAGGGTTTTTCTAAACTGCCTGAAGATGTTCAGAGGAAGATGAACCCAGAACTAGCTGAAAAGTATGAAGAAGGCGGTGTAGCTGGTCTTATGTCACAACCAGACATGGCGGCCATGCCTATGGGATCTACTCAAGAAATGGTCGACACCAATATGATTCAAACGGCTTTAGAGGGGGCCTCAGAGGAGGTTGGTGATTTAGAACAAGCTAGTGATTTTAAAAGCATGATGGATCAGTTCTCAGGAGAAGAGAAATCAGAAGAAGAGAGACGAGATGATTTAGCTAGTATAGTTGGAGAGGATGACGCAGCTCAGACACCGGATAGTGTTTTGGCTCTTGTCACACCAGTTGTACAAATATCTATGCTAGAAGAAGGTATCGCACCGATGGCTCAGGCTGCGATGGACACACCAGTTGAAGGTGATATGGCTGGCGGAATAATGAGCATGACGGGGGCTGGCAACGAACCACCCGTAAATTTTAACCAAGGCGGGGAGGTCCTCCGCCGTGGAGACGAGGACCCAGTTCAGGTTTTTGACAACGGTGGTGCGGCAATAGATTTTAAATCTTTGCAAAAGTTTATGGGGCCTAGAGTCGACATGACCCCAGAGGCTTCACAGTTACTCGCCAAAAGAATTGACCAAGAGGTAGCAGGCGGAACACCGCCTTTTGCTCCGGGCAAGTCCCCTACAGATCAAGAGGTGCAAAGACTAAAAGATATTTTTGAAGGCCGACGAGACGTTTATAAGGGTATATTAGGTGATCCTGAAGAACAAAAAAGGCTTACACAAGCACAAATTTTATTTGATATAGCTAACACCGCTTTAACATTTTCAGCACCAATGCCCGGTGAGAAGAAAGGTTTGTCCCCAGCACAAAGATTAGCTATGGCAGCTACAACTACAAAGCTTCCACAAACCATAGGCGCAAGAGCACAACAATTACGTCAAGACCAACAAAAACTAGACCTCGCGGCACTAACAGCTAGTGAGGGCATACTAGCCGCTGAGAAAAAAGGTGAGATAGAGCTTGAAAAAGCAAGACTTACTAAGAACAAATTTAGAGAAGTAAAACCAGCAAATATTTTAAAAGACGGCGTAGTAGTTGAGCAGATTGACCTTAACTCTCCTCAAGGCAGAAATAGGTTTAATAATCTAGCTAAAGATGAAACCGTAGATAAGTTAACAACCAAAAAACTGGCTCCAAAAATCATGGAGGTTAGGGATAAAAGTAATCCGGGTGCTATTAAAAATTATGTAAATGTAAACGCCGATGATTTTAATCCAGCGGATTATAACAACCAAATTTTATCTAGTGTCGGTGAATATGATGCGGAAAAAGACTCTAAGTCATATAAGCCCATACAGGTTACATTTCAGGGCGTAACTACAACTGTAGATCAAAACTCAGAAGCAGGACAAGCGTTAATAAAAAAGGGTAACGATTATAACAAAAAAAATCCAAATAAACCACAATATGATATTTCAGCAGTGCCAGCAACAAGAACTGCACAAGGTTTTTATGTAGAGTTTAAAGACGGCACTAGTGAGTTAGTAACTAGTTTGGATGGTGGTAAATCATTCTTTAATAGGAAAACCAAACAATACATGCAAGATACTGATCCGTCGATTGTAAACTTTAGTCGAATAAATGACCAAGAAACATTTAAAATTATTAAATCACTAAAAGCAAGTAAACAAGCAAAAGCTAAATTAAAAGATTTAGAAAACTCATTGGTTAACTCACTTACTTTACCCGGTGAAGATAAAAAAGATTTAAGAGACGCCTTTCAACTTGTGCGTGATGCTACAGGTCCTTACGCAAAAATTATAGCAGGTATTGATGCTGTAGTCGGTGGTTTTGTTCCAATTAAAGCTGTAAGGAATTTTTTCAAAGATGATGTAAAAGCAAGATTATATGTCAAATCTATAGGAATATTAGGTCGTGCTGCATTAGCGGTCAACCCAAGATTAGCTGTAGCTGACTTGGAAACAACCATGCAGTTGTTTCCAGACCCTGATAGATTTTTTGCTAACCCGGAAACAGAAGTAGAAAATTTAAGAAAAGTAAAAAGCATAGCAATAAGACAACTTGACTTCTTAAATAAAAAACTTGCAGCTGGTGAAATACAAGCTTCAGAACTATCCGAAGTTAACTCAAAAATACTAGAAATAGAAAAACTTATTGATATACTTAACCCAGTACCTTTAGATAATAAAGCATCAGGAGCTGGTAAAAATTTTACTTATGGAACACCGGGCAAGGGTAAAGATTTTAAAGATGTTTTTATAAACAAGAAATTAAAGCAATTAGGGAAATAAATGGCTGAAGACATAGAACTAAATCCAGAATTTGCTGATGAAATAGTTGATCCTGAACAACAATTTCAAAATTTCAGACCTATACCTGTGGATCAAGATGAGGTTTTAACTTTTGCAGAACAATATATTGACCCAGAAAAAGCAACTAGCCAATTAGCTGAGTCTGTAATAAATACTGCCTCCGTCTTATACAATATACCAAACCTAACTTTAGAGAACGTAAAAAGAGGTGACTCACCTTTTCAACAGTTTTTAGCTAAAAATGGAATTAAAGAGATGTTCGGTAAAAGTATCTATCCTAAGACAGATGCCGAAGCTCTTAGTTTATTTAGCACAGTAGATGTAGCAAACAACCCCGTCATTGAAGGTATACTCGAGCAAGGTCCTGAATCTTTAGGTTTTTCAGGTGGGTTCTTTCTAGGGTCTAAAACTTTTTTTACAAAAGCTCCACCAACTATGGGCATTAGAGGTAGAGTTTTTGGCGCGTTGGGCACCGGTGTCACAACAGGATTAATTACATCTGGTGCAGCTAATTATTTAGACCAACTTTTCACTGGTGATGAAAAAGTCCTACCGCCAAACCAAAGACCTCAGTTTGAGGGTGGAAAAGCTTTATCAGATTTTCTAGCTTTTATGCCATTACCTTACTTAGTTAAGAAAGGCGCTAATCTAGGCGCTGTCAGTTTTATAAATAATCTTAGACGTAGAGCAGATTTAGTGGAGAACAGTGGAATAAGTTTTGCAGCTGATAAAAGTAGAACTTTGAAAGATATAGCTTCTTTCCAAAAAAGGGGTAAGTTTCCAATGTCTTTAAGACTGACTGGAGCTATTGATAAATTTTTTACAACTACAGCTACACAGTTTGCAAAGAGGCCGTTTGCGACTGGTATGGTTGATTTAAGTGCCGCGGGTGGTGCCACTATGGGTAGAATAGCGGCAGAGGAATCTGCACCGGGCGAGTTTTTTCCGTCTTTCGCAGCAGAAGTTGGCGGCGGTGTTGCATTTGGAACAGGAACAGCACTTGCACAAAACCTAATTGTTTACCCGTCAACTAGGATTTTAGCTGCTGCAATCCCAGCTGTGAAAAATTTATTTACTAAAGGTAGACCTACTGAAAAACCAGTAGGTGAAACAATCCGGGGGATTAAAGGTTTTAAAAAGTTTCGTGAAAGAACTGCTATAAGAGATGTACTTGAAAAACTTGAGATATTTGGAGAAAATGCAGACGACATCATACAAAGATTAGAGGCTGACTTTAAAGATCCACAGGCATATGCAAAAAGTGGTATTAAAAAAGCATACCTAGAACTAGCAGAATTAGCAAAAGACTCAGCAGCTATAAAATCTGGAAGTCCTACTTTGATGCTTATAGAAGCTACACTGGCAAAAAGATACGATCACCTTAATCAGCAGAAAAAACAACAACTTATAGATGCACAAGAGGGTCTTGTAAATTTACTTGTTATTTTAAGAGGCACCGGTGATGATGAAGCTCTTTTAGTCGCTTCTCAAATTGAAGATGAATTATTAAAAGATAATATACAAACTGGATTAGACAATGCTGTAAGTAATTTGTTTGTAGCTTTTGATAAATTACGACCTAGTGTAAAAGAAAGTGAAGACGGTTTAAATCTTTTATCAAGACGGCTGTTTGAAATAATAGACAATCAGTTTGAAAAAGGACGAAAAAAAGAAAGAGAACTATACGACGCAGTTCCTAATTTTACTGTTAGCCTTTTTAACAATGAAAACCAACCTAAACTTTTATCTACTTTAGCAAATGATGAATATATACCTCAAGATCCTATAAGTAAAAATACTTTTTCACAAAAACAAGGATTTAAACAAGCCATAGCTTTAGGTGAGAGAATTAAAAGAGTTTTAGGCATTGAACCTGATCCTGATTTAAACATTGCGGTGCCAACACCAGACAGAGGTTTACTTAAATTACAAGAACAGGCAAACAATTTTTCTTCCAATACTAAAGATGAGTACAACAAGTTATTAGAAATTATTGATGACCCAACTGGTGTAAGCGCTGCTGGGTTAACTGGATCACCGGGTGCAAAGGCTCAAAGACGATTTGAAGATAAACAGGGTGATATATTAGATAAATACGACCAAGTGATTGGCGGAAAAAGAAGGAATAGACTAGAAAAAGAAATAGATTTTGTAAGTGAAAAGGTAGGACAAGATAGAGATATCCCAACCGGTCCAGCAGAGGATATTGATTTTGCTAAAAAAAGTTTAGCTTATTTACGAGCAAATCCTCCGTTTAAAATAAATACAGCAAGAAGAGGTTATACAAGAGATCAAATAAATGATATAAACGACCGTTATAAAAAAGATCTTGAAGTTCACAATGACACAATAAAATATTTTGAATTAGAAATAGACAGAGCTTTAGCTAATGATTCAAGAATATCTTTCCAATACAACGAGGGTATTTCCAAAGAAGAGAATGTACAAAATCTAACTGAAATTTTAGTTAGAAACAGTATGGACTCTGCTGATAAGGCCGAAAGAACAAGACTTAAAAATTTAAGTTCTTACAGTAAAAAAATAATAGAAATACAAAACAGACAAAAAACATTACTAGACATGACTGGATCAGGTGATAGTCCAAATGCAATGGACGAGCCACCGATCACAATTAAAGAGCTAAGAAATCTTAGAACAATTATAAATACAGAGGCTACAAAATTAAAAAAAGATGGGGACGTTGATGGCCATAGGAGGTTAAAATATATTGCTGAAAGTCTTAGAGAAGATATTTTAAGTTTAGTCGATGACCCGAACGCTGCTGAATTTCGTGACCAGTTGATTGCAGCAAATAAATATTCTGTTGCATTAAATGACACATTTACTAGATCGGCGATTGGAAAAAAAGTTTTTCAAACAAATAAAACAGGTGAGCTAAGAACGCCTCCTGAGCTTTTATATATGGAGTTGCAAGGTTTTAATGATGCGGCTGCTCTTAGAATAAAAGAAGTAGAAAAAATGCACAATTTTATGGTAGAGGAAAAGTTGTTAGATCCAGCTGAAGAATGGACTAAAACACCCACTTACCAAACAGTCCTTTATGGTTTGTTAAGGAATGATAAAAGAATCACAGGTCTTTTTAGTGCAAGAGATTTACAAAAAAATTATGCAAACAAAGATAGTGTCGAAAACATACCAAAAATTAATAAAACGACTACAGATAGATTATTAAACGACCCCAAAGCTGAAGAAATATTCAATATGTTTCCAGCTTTAAAAACGGATCTTGAAGATGTAGTTAAAAAAGAAAACTTATTACAATCAGTTTTAGATGAAAACAGCGTGGTTATTAAAAGAGCACAGAGTAAACACGCGTTTGCAAAACTTCT